GTCAGCAGAAGAATACGCCAAGATGAATAAGGCACAGCGTGATCAGGCAAAAGACCACGGCGGGTTTGTTGGTGGTGTTCTCAAGGGCGGCCGCAGAAAAATCGATACCGTGGAATCACGCTCTATGCTTTCTCTTGATGGTGACCGTATTACAAAGGAATTTCTTAAGGCGTTTGAAGCAACCTTTCCATATACTTCCGTGCTTTATACCACGCACAGTAGTACAGAAGAAAATCCGAGGGCAAGAATTGTCTGCCCTCTGACCCGTGATGTAACGTCGGAGGAGTTTGTTGCCGTATCCCGTTATGTGGCACAGATGCTCGGCATCGATTACTTTGACGAGTGTTCCTATCTTCCCAATCAGCTGATGTACTGGCCGTCCACTCCGCAGAACGGCGTATTTGTGTATAAGGAAACGGACGGAGGTTGGATTGACCCCGATGAAATCCTCAATGCTCATCCGGAATGGACTGACCCTACAAGACTGCCTACCTCCTCTAGAGAAAGTAAGGCAAACAGCGTTACAAAGCAGAAGGTACAAGACCCACTTTCCAAGGAAGGTGTAGTAGGTCTTTTTAATCGTGTATATTATCCAATTTCCAAGGCTTTGGAGGTATTTCTCTCCGATGTATATGAGCCAACAGAAAATGAGAGCCGATGGCATTTTATTCAGTCCAGCAGTATGGCGGGCGTGGAAATCAAAGAGGATAAGTTTGTCTATAGCCACCATGCCAAAGACCCTGCATACCTTAAATTGTGTAATGCTTTTGATATTGTTCGTATCCATCGATTTGGGGATAAAGATGACAAGGCATCCTTTAACGCAATGTGTGAGTTTGCCATGAAGCAGGATGATGTAAAACTCCTTGCTGCCAATGAACGCTTGGCACAGGCAGACGCAGAGTTTTCTGCTGCGGACGATGATTGGAAGAAAAAACTCCACTATCAGCCGAAGTCGAGCCTTCTTGAAAACAGCGTATATAATCTAAACCTTATTCTTAACAATGACCCTGATTTTCAGAATTTCGCTTTCAACGAGATGGCAAATCGTATTCAGATTACGGGTCCTCTTCCTTGGGAGCGTCCTGCCGGAAATGAATTCTGGCGTGATGCGGATACGGCACAGCTTAAGTCCATTATCGATATCCGTTATCTGCCGTTTTCCAGCCGTAACCATGATGTTGCTTTTACCAAGGCAGCCGATGACCGTCACTTCCATCCTGTCCGTGATTATTTGGACAGTCTGCCTGAGTGGGATGGGGTTAAGCGTGTGGAAGACCTCTTTATCAAATATCTGCAGGCAGATGATACGGAATATGTACGCACGGTTACAAGAAAAACCTTTGCAGCCGCCGTTGCCCGTATCTATGTTCCCGGCATTAAGTTTGACTGTGTTCCCGTGCGTGACGGTGAACAAGGCATCGGTAAGTCCACGATTGTGAAAGACCTTGTGGGTTCGGAATATTATTCGGAGACCCTGTCCCTTACGGATATGGATGATAAGTCCGGTGCAGAAAAACTGCAGGGGTTTTGGGCAGTGGAAATTGGCGAACTTGCGGGTATGAAGAAGGCTGACATTGAGAAAGTGAAGGCATTCCTTTCCACCTGCGATGACAAGTACAGACCTTCCTATGGTCGAGTGGTGGAATCTCATCCAAGACAGTGCATTATCATTGCCACGGTCAATGGTGAGCGTGGATATCTTCGTGATATTACGGGTAACCGCCGTTTTTGGATTATTAAAGTGCATCAGAAGAAGCAGAAAAAGACCTGGAACTTTACCGATGAATACCGTCAGCAGTTTTGGGCGGAGGTAAAAGCCATCTGGAAGTCCGGTGAGGAACTTTTCTTAAGAGATGATATGCTCGCAGAGGCAGAAAAGATACAACAGTCTGCGATGGAAGTGGACGAGCGTGTAGGTATGGTGGAAGAGTATCTGAACACCTTACTTCCGACCGATTGGGACAGCATGGATTTGTACCAAAGACGAAATTTCCTGCAAGGCAGTGAGTTTGGTCAGCCTGATCATAAAGGTGTGGTGGCTCGTACCGAAGTCAGCAATCCCGAAATTTGGTGCGAGTGTTTTGGTAAAAATCTGCAGGAATTAAAGCCTTCGGACAGCTATGCCATTGCAGCACTGATGAGTCAAATCGGCGGTTGGGAGCGCACCAACAGTATCAAGCGTCAGCCGATTTATGGCAGGCAGCGACTTTACAAATTCGGAGGTTAAGAACACAAGAATGCGACACAACACAACTATTTCCCTTATATTCGAAATGGCTTTTATTAAGGGTATAAGTAAAAAACACCTGTGTATAGGCGCGTAAGGAATATATAGGGAATGGTTGTGACTTTGTGTTCTTGTGTCAGATGAGGTGTAGACATGAGAGAACAGATGATAGAGAAAAAATTCACGGACGCAGTGAAGAAAATGGGAGGCATCGCACCGAAGTTTGTAAGTCCCGGTTTAGATGGTGTGCCAGACAGGCTTGTACTTTTGCCAATGGGAAGAATGGCATTCGTGGAATTTAAGGCTCCCGGTAAAAAGATGCGTCCTTTACAGATAAGACGTAAAAAGCAGTTGGAAAGCCTCGGCTTTCAGGTTTACTGCGTTGACAGTATAGAACAGATTGGGGGTGTGATAGATGCAATACAATCCGCATGAATATCAGACGTATGCAACGAACTTCATATTGGAACATCCTGTGGCGGCGGTTCTGCTTGAAATGGGTCTTGGTAAGAGCGTCATCACGCTGACTGCCATTTACGAATTGATGCTGAACCGCTTTGAAATAGAAAAGGTACTT